GGATATTATCGTAATTGCTGGTGAGATTGTTGAAGGTGCTGACCTTTTCGATGGCCCCGCTATCCAACTCCCCACACATATTGACCATCTTGCCATACAGCTCGGCCACCAAAAACTTTTTATTTGGGTTGCCGATATCGTTAAAAGATACCGAAGAGAAGTTATCATCCCCTATCATGTTGCCCAGCATGGAAAGGAATGTGCTTTTTCCGGTCCGGCGTGGCCCATACAGAATAAACGCTTTTTGGATATCGTATCTCCTGTAGTAGCAATACGCTATTAATTCTAATATTTTTATATAATCGTGCGGCTGAAGTATATCTCTAAGCATTTCTTCAAGGATCTCACAGGTTGCATCAGGATTATAGCTGATTGGAACCTGTATTCTTGATAGGTAGGTGGGAGTGTGGGGGAGGAGTTGCCCGGTGCGCCAATTATATAATCCATTTTTCATATTAATTATATCTATGTTTTTGTCAAATTCCTTCGTCTCAACATATGTTAGGTATTTGAATTGGGATAGTATCTCGCTCATCACCTTGTTGCTGTACATTGGGCGGCCCTTCCAATCGCGCAAGTCTCGCAGATTGTGAACTATTACGCTGGATAGATACTTTTCTGCACCATCTATATAAATACCTCCAACATACTGTAACATTTCATCACTTTCCAGGACCGTCACAATATTCAAGTGTTTTCGGATTTCATCGACAACGGCGGTAGCATCTATCGATTCATAGAACCCGGTTTTTGGGTTGCACTGAATGCAGGCGTGGGCGTTGATTTTAAAGATATCCGACATTCTTATCCATCCATCTTACTATACCAGATGTTATGAAACTATGCTCCCACATAATATTGTTGTTTTGGGTGAGCGATTCGTTATATGCGTCGGGCGAACTATTTAATATTTTATAGAAGAAATATACGGTAAGATCTATACCATATAAATCTGTTAATTCTTGTGTCATTGCAGCTCTCCAAAAACTCGCCTGGGAAACTCAAATTCGCGCCGGGTTGGGTTCCAACTATCTACATGTGTGAAATACCCAACAATTCTGGTATAGTGATCGGTTATAGACGCCCCACAAACCGCGCAGGTATTAGAGTTACCACAAACGGTAGTATGACCGTTTTCACATTTACCAAATCCGTAGTTAACTGCGAAGTGACTCACCCCATGTTTGATAGTATATTCTATGAGGTGCTTCATATCGGCTGGATCTTCTATTTTGTCTTGCATATTTATATGAAGGATACCTCCCCCGCTCAGAATATCCTGGAACTGGCCCGTTATCTGGATTCTCTCAGGAATCAGAGCATTTTCTATCAGCGGTATATACTGGTTGGAGTACATCTTGAATCCAAACTTGTTCTCCCCAAACATAATATTATCTTTTTGACAGAATTTAATTGCCACAGACTCGCCCGGAATCTCCTCAACATTAAAGGAACACTTATTTTCCTTACTATATGATACCGCTAGTTCTTCAATCCTCTTTAAAATATCCGTTGTAAACTCTGTTCCATCCTGACTTGTTATATCAAGCCCCATAAACTTATTCATCTCGTAGACCCCAATTATGCCGATGGTGGAGAACAAATGATCTAGAGAGAACCATTTGAGGGGGTTGAAGAATTTTAGAAATCCTTGGTCAATCCGACGCCGCAATATTTCATACCGATGAATTAACAAGAGATCTCTAGCAATATCACATGTTTGGTGCAATATATTTTCAAAATGGTCTGTGTCTGTGCAGCGTTTGGCTATTCTTGGCAAATTTATGGTTACAACTCTATGACTACCTAGTGATAAACCGCCGTTGCCGAACGTGTCCGCTCTAAACGGCATTCTGTCAGCATCGTTGACTAAACGACAACAAGATGCTATCTTATTTCCTGGATTTGCATACATATTGAAGCATCCAGTTTTCAAATTTACATTAGATGCCCAATCCAAAAACTCTGGATCTAGAACATTTCCATTATTGTCTCTAGATATATTCAGAGAAATTATTGGAAATCTATATGGTAAACCTGTATTAGGATCTCCCTTACTAAACCAGTTACCAATTATTTCTTGTATTTTTATAACATACTCTATATCTATTTTTGTGCCATCTGGATACGTGTAATGCTCAAAAATACTTTCTAGTTTTGGCCGATCAAATATACTAATATTGGTAAACGGTGATTGTGATGACGTCCTAAATTTATTGTTTATAACATGCACAAATTTTTGGAAATCGTTTTGGATTGCATACTTCGGTAAGTTCTCTTTTTTAGCATACCATGCATAATTCACTATCATATCCGATGGAGCCAAAGCCCCAGCAAATTCTTGTGACATGCTCATGGTAGTTTCAGTACACTGCGCCAAAAAACTGTCTGCTCGCTTTGGAGGAAGACTATGAAGCTGTCCATATGGACGCCCTTCGTGCATCATCATGCTAGTAGAAAACGCATAGCAGTACGGCGTTTGTAGTGATGGGCCACTCATATCATGGAAATACACATCACCCTTCCAAATAGCTTCTATAAGCTCATTAGCGCGCTCTAGACCAAACCTTTTCTGGGCGTAGTGCCAAAGGAGATAATATCCTTCGAGCTTCATTATACCTTTCGTGATTTCCGCAGAGTAGTTGTTGGGGCACCTATCTTCGTTGGCATTGGCGTTAGCATCTATCGTAACATTTGTCAGATCTTCCGTGAAATATCGCTTGGACATCACCCCCACATCAAGCTGAGATCTATCAATTCCCTCGCACTTCATTAGCTCTGGATATTTCCTACAATAATTATTATATAATTTGTCAAATTCTGTATCAAATGTTTGGTGTATCCTCATTTTTTCACTCCCTCAATGTAGATGTTCTGGTTGGATGATGCTGGAAATCCGCCCGTTTTCATACTGTCGGTATATGGTCCATCTATCACCATATACATGCGCTGTTTAAGAGAACTACTTAATGCGTTATATAGTTTGCCAGTAAAGAGTATGCATGGTAGAGATGTCCGGGCGGCCACATCTAATACTGCGGCCTCCTGCTCGGTTGGCTCTCCGCCCAAAAACACCACGGCCCTATAGTAATCAAATCGCTCTAATAGGCGTATTATGGTATCAGTATTGGCGTCGTAGCCCCCATGATGAGGCTGAAGATCGGGATTTTGGCAGCCTTCACAACGTATAGAGCAACCCTGAAAAAATATACCGAGGCCGGGGCCAAGCCCCCCATCCATAACATCGTGAATACCCGCACATCTAAATTTCATCGTCGGTATCCTCATCATCGAGATATTCATCGTCGGAATACAGGAGGTCGTCAATTTTTGCTAAGTAGGCGGCGATATCTTCGAAATTTTCAATTCCAAACTTCACTATCACGCACGTATCATCATATTTGTTACCTTTCTTAAACATGTGGGTGAAGTGGGCGCGCAACCTGCCTATTGATGACCAAACTTTACCACTATTCATTGTAGTAAAGCTTGGACTGCTACCTTTTTTAGCAAATAGCCCGGTCTGCGTATCCAATATCATATACACTTTCTTATCCATTAACTCACCGGTTCTTGAACTCGGTATAACATAATCACGCGTCATACTCACCACCTATCTAAAGGTAACCCAGTGGCCCACTCATCGATGTGGATGAAAGCTTCAGCCGGGCTTTCATACTTATTCTTAATTTTTTCAAATCTCTTACGACCCACATTAGGCAGTAATATTATAAATTGTTCCCAGCTCGTTGCCTTAAGAGCTGGTGATCCCCCCATATCATCCTGAAGCACCAACAACAGATGAAGGGTTTCTTCCAAATTGTTAGTGTTGAGGTATCTACATCCATCTTGCTGCCGATGAAGTTGGTATTTTTTATATACTGTGTAGGGCAGGCCGAATTTCCCTGCAAACGTGTGGACTTTGGTATCACTTGATCGCTTATAAGAACCTTCTATGAGGAGGACTGCCTCGTCTGCAACAGCACGCATCCTCATAAGCTTACTAGCTAAACTGCCATTCCCAGACGCACGATACACGCTATTACAGAAATCGGCCACGGTCTTTCTCTCTACCAACAGGGTCGTCCCATTTTTTCTCTCAATAAGATAGTCGCCCAAGTTCAGTTTTTGCAAAGTGAATTGCTCGGCGTGCTTTAACAACTCTTTGTTGTGCCCTATTAGGTCCATGATATCGTCGGTGGGCTCCCTGGTATCAATACGGATCATAGCTACCACTGCGCTTTATCAAATTGCAGTTGCTCCAACATTTCTATGGGTGATACCTTTAGAGGATCTTTATACTTAATCTCCTTGGGAACATTCTTATTACATACCCATACGTCCTTAATCGAGCGAACAGTATGTAAAGGTTGTGTGGCACCGGTTTCTTCATCCTCAACGTAATCCATGTAGATTGAGGCGTTCGCGATGTGCTCTAGGTTGGGCGGATAGAAGGCGGGCGTTGTAACTCCAAGGTTGTTACCCTCCCCATCATATTTGTCTTTTACCTGGCACACCATAATAATATTAAAGTTCATTTCGAGGGTGCCAAGTACCGTTCGTGTTATAGAAGTTGCCATACTATAATCGTTTTTGTTAGGCATCTTGTGACCATTTTCTGATGAGCACCACATTGCACACAGACTTCTAAATCCTTCGCTGTCGTCCAGGATTATCCAGGGAATATGATTGTCGATGGTTTTTATGGAGTCCCTGATCATCTCTGAGTTGTCCACTATGGCCTGAAAATCAGCCCATTTATTGATAAACCTGTATTGGTATTTGTTGAGGCCCACATGTCGGCAGGGAGTCAATGCGTGACCTTTAAGAGCATCATAGTACTTTGCTGCCGATGCAAAATTTGATACCTGTATAGGCTTTCCAAAATCTACAAACATGCCACCAAATGTTTTCACAAATAATGCACCCATGTGCGATTTACCACTATTGGGTGCGCCCGAGAACGCCAATTTAATGCGCTCCACCCCCAGATCAAATTCATCGTCTACCATTTATATCACCATTTATATAATAATTTTCGAATAATATTGTTTGATAAAAAAACTGGCGAAGGTAGATTCGCCTTCGCCGATCCTATCCCACGGTGAGTTTTCCACCATCAATAACGATTTTTCCGCTATCTTTTAGCGCCCTATATACATCTGAGTAGGACGCGCCAAACTTGTCTGTGCCCCTCGAAAGAGCAGCCAGAGGATTAATTGGCCCACCACTCTCGCTGACAAGCCCTCTCAAAAACTCAAGTACCTCTTCCTCGGTTACTGTAGACGTAGATCCTGCGTCCTTGGTCTTGAGCACCATACCATCCTTGTAAGGTCTAATGCTGTCCGGGTCATACGAGGCCCACTTCCCATCGCGAAGCTCATCCTTGGTCCTGATAACATACTTAGAACCCTCCGGGAACAGATTGCCGAGCTTAAGCATACCAGTCATATCACTAATATCCTGGCCTGTCGCATTCTTCACGAACGCCTTGAACTTATTGTTGGCCCGGAATCCATCATACATCTGGAACACGAAATCGAATTGACCAGTAGTCGCGCCCGTCTCATCAAACTGGAACACAAACCTAATCTGATCAACGGCCTTTGGCTTCATTACAGGGCTACCATCCTTATTTAGAACGGGTTTACCCTGGCTCATCATTGGCTCAATGGGCGTGTTCTCAAACACAGCCCTCTCATCATTAGATAGATCTGAGACAGTCCTCATCTTCTTGTTAACTGCATCCCACCTCAGCTCCTTGGGATACTGGATAACGGCCTTCATAGGCACTATATCCGTAATAGTTGCAACATAATCTGTACCAGGCTCCATTCGGGAGCCACCCATATTTACCGTAGCGTTAAACATCTTATTACTCACCTGGGGATTTTCCCCGTATCACTACCTATGCCTTATGAGCATATATAGCTTACGGCCCAAAAATCTCCAAAGAAGAGAAAATAGAAAGAAAAGCAGCTACGTGGCTCCAACCGGGCCAATTGGTACTATCCAAGGGCATTTTTAAACCTTTCGTCAACCGTTTTTATATACTCTTCAGTAACCTCACTAACCTCATCTAGTTGCTTGGTTTCCTCTACGATGTGGTGGAGGGCTTTCTGGTATTCATCCTCGGTTATTACGTTCTTTGTTCTTAGTAAGAGGAGAAGAGCTTCATGCTCCATATACATCTTGCTGAGCCTGAATGATAGGCTCGCGATCTCAGAAGATTCGCTTGTAGTAGCTAAAAATTCTGGGTCGTTCTGTATCTCATCAAGCAAATCCATTAGTGCATCACCTGTATAGGAAATAGGTCGCCCCAGGTGGCCGGTGGAACTCTATACTTCAAATTATCCAACACAAGCTCTTTAACCACGCGATTTGGGCCGGACCAATGGTAATCATGCATGCAGATCCACCCGCCCTTCACCACGTTACCACCCCAATGAACAAAATCATATTTCACATCTTCATACTCATGGGAACCATCTATGAACACCATATCAATCGCTCCAAAATGCTTCTCATACGCTTCTTTCGAGGTCATCTGGTATGGATGAACAATATCAAACATGTGGAGGGCTTCTATATTTTCTCTAAACTCGTTCCACGTATTGCAGTTTGGATCAAGTTCGCGATGTTCTTTTGAACCTGTAAACGGGTCAACAGTATATATTGGGGGGTGTTTGGGATTATTTCGCGATGCAAATCCCAGCGTCGCGGTCGATCTACCTTTCCATGCCCCAATCTCAACAATCGGGCCGGACACCTCACTCGCAATGATATACAAAACGCGGGCCTCTTCTTTCGATAGCCATCCACCAATCTTATCTATTATGGGCCAATCCAATTCAAATTGATCATCGGTCATTATTATACCTTCAATTTTCTCTAGCGCCATCTTTATATATAAGTTTTTCTATATGGGTAATGGGGTGAGAAATATTACCTACAGAACAAAATGGAATGACGATGGGCCAAGTTTGGGCGAGATGCATGATGTATGGAATAACCTGTTTGATCGCCTATGTGCAATCGATGATATGATCGAGGCACTAAACAGTGATAAAAATGAAAGAGATTTAGTAAAAGATGGCCCAAGTTGGCAGGAACTACAGAAGCAGATCGAGGCGTTGAAGTTAGAACGAAAAGAAGTAGATAGAAGGTTGTATAGCCTTCAGATGGACATAAACATATTTAAGGGATATTAATGAATGGAAAAATTGGTGCACTTGTAACCATCTTTATGATGGTAGGTATGGCAGTTGGGTTTAGTGGCTGGGATGACTCCAAGTCCTACGCCGACAACGTTAAGAGTATATTTTCAACCAACGTTATAGACTTTAGCGATGGGCCACACAGCCCCGAGCTAAATTGGAGTGATGGGGATAAGCCGGTTCGCGCAGTTGATGGAACGCCATTCGGATATGTGCCCGAGCAAGATGTAGTTGCTAGGAAGAACGCGGCATTTCTTGGTATGAACGGTAGCGACCCATACGCTGAGAATCTATCACTCAGTAAACCGGCGCATGCAATCGACAAGTCCTGGGATGGGGTGGTAACCGAGCAAGACGCAGTTAACAAAAAGATCGCAGAATTTATGGAGTAAGCAATCCTTACTCCCTTTACCCCCATTATCTCTTTTATTATGCCCGTAATTTGCCCAAGGCTCGACTTTCTCTAAGCCCCACGATAGATTCTATGTTGGAACTGTGAAAGTGTCACTATGGGGCTATAAAGTGGATTGTAGGGCATACTACAGTTACAGGTTACGATGCAATTTTCTGTATGAATTTTAGTCCATAATACATCGGCGTTATAGTGAATGGGTCACTTGAGAAGTTCGATGAGTGGGTGTGGGCATCAGCAGTTGCTTTTCCAATGTCACTATTACCCGTGTTATCCCCATTATAATATGAATTGGGATGTTGTGACCCACTTCCCTCTTGACTATATCCACATCCCCCGGAATTTGGCCGGGATGACATATCGTTAAGAGCGTGTTGGTGACCAGCTATTTCCGCAGCCGAAAGAGAATGCCCTGATATAGTAACTGCCCCAACTATAGTATGAGTACCGCTACCAGTATCCCCAACGTTATAGTCCGATCCAGTGCCCGCCCCCACAACAAACCTATCGCGGAGGTCTATTGTGCCGGACGTCCCATCACATAGATGCCATCCACTAGGCACAGTTTCCCCCGACCACATTATAATCAGGCCGGTCGGCACACTTAACCCATCGAAATCTCCGATGTGAAGGTTACCCCCCGAATAATAAATTAGATCTGCATCTGAGCCGGACCCCGCACCATCATTATCTACTCCCCAGAATGTTTCTAGCATTTCGTTTTTAGTATAATAATTGCTAGTATGCACGTGGGATGATAAATGGGCGGACGCTTCACTATATTGAGTTTCGAAGTTATTTAGTTCCGTTGTTGTTATCTTGTTGGCGCTCGTCCAAGTGGTATAATTCTTAGTGTATGCTATATTGATCCCCCCATCATGAAATTTTCATTATATAATAAAGTGAATAGTAGTATGGCTCGTATGCTACATCATTGAACGTTATGGTATTTCCGGTGTGGGTGTGACCCAGGCCCCCACCCGCATACTCAGTATTACGATTCAATGTTAATGCTGTACCGAGTGGGCCAGTGGCCGGATATGGTGAGTATGTTAACCCGGCAAGTCCATTTGTATGATCATTCCAAGTATGGGTGTGAATTGGCATTTCATCAGCAGTAATAGTGTGGGCGGTAACCGTAAATGTTGCTGTAACTGAGGTTGAGGTGTTGCCCCCCGTGTCACCAACATTATAGGTAGTGCCCGCCCCAACTATGAATCTTTGGCGTAAGTCAGGGGTTGTAACTGCTCCCACTGTCTGCCCATTGCATATATACCATCCAGCAGGTATAGTATCTGAATCACCTTTCCATATTACTATCGCGCCATCTGGAAGTCCCTCATTTATTATGTCGGTATAATGAGAGCCGTCTAATAGATCTGCATCAAACCCGGTATAATATGAGGTGGTGAAAAAGTCCAAATCGCTCAAAGTCTTAGTATAATGCTCATCATCGTGGTTGTGTTCATCTGCATCATCCTTTATTTCATCCCATTGAGACTCAATCCTATTAAATGCGCCCCCCGACAAATAATGGGTTGTTTCCCAGGGATCATGAAATTTAGTATATGCCATTTTTATCATCCTTTCATTATAAAACATAATGCATAAAATTTGGGCCGGACGTCAGTATTACCACCAGTAAAATACGACCCACTGTGACCGTGGGGCGTCGATGCAACTTCATTGGTTGCCGATGCAACATCATAAGAAGTACCATAATGCGTTGTTACACCTTCACCCCCACCCGAAGGCCCGTTATAATCATCGATATAAGTATGATAATGAGAAGGTAACTCATCAGCGGTTATTGCGTGAGTTCCAACGGCAATAGAAGCAGCAGATAGAGTTTTGTGACTGGCCCCGCCTGTAGTCCCATATGCATGATCATCTCCCACCGCTATAACAAATCGATTTCTAAGGTTTGGAGTACCATTTAGCCCATTACATAGATACCATCCAGCCGGAATAGAGGCTTCTGACCCACTCCAAATACAAATTGTGCCAGTATCTATACCAGCATCAAGTATCTGTTGGGCCGTAAGTCCATCCAGCTTTTCACAAATAACCCCGGACCCAGAACCATCATTAGCAGCCGTTATGTACTTCGCATCGCACTCAGCTTTTGTATAATATCGCTCGGCGTGGGCGATGCTATTTATGTAAGAAACCGCCTCGTCATAAATACACTCTAGATTGGTCAGTGCGGCATTTTTGGCAGATTCCGTCATCGAGTGCTCGCGCCAGGAAGTCTTAGTGTATACCATTAAATCACGCCCATTTATTGCTTGTAAACTGTAGTTGTAAACTTTCCAGTGAGTTTTTAGTATATATGAAAGAATGAGTTTCTACTTCGATGCCGGTTCCGGGGGTAATTGTCGCAGTATCCCCACCCACCAAAACGGCCTGATCAATCTCTCCATTGGCAGATCCAGACGGTATTATAAATGTAGTAACTATTGAATCGCTCGTTGTTGTTTGGTCCGTTCGATACATTCTGAAAATCTCAGCCCCACTCTTTTTAAGCACCAGATATTTTATTCGGTCGCTATCCTCAAAGCATGGTAACCACGCCTCAGATGCATCTTCTGTACCGTCCGCATAAACTACCTGCCAAATATTAGGGGATTCGATAGCAGTCCACAACTTAGTAAACGTTACGAGAACTAATAATACGTCCGATGTGCTAACATCATCGGGGCTAGCCATTTTCTTTTGTATATCACTCAATTTAATGAAAATGTCTTCCCAATCATCTTCAACTGGCCCGGTATAAGCAACCACATCATAATAATCCTGCTGATTGGTATATCGAAACGTTATATTGCTTATTAGGCAATCATCGTCAATGTCATGTTTGGATATCTTTATGTGTTGGAGTACACCTGCCGCTAGACCATCCTTAGAGGTCGTGTACTCGACTTTCTTACCTTCCATCGCATATACATCAAGGATGGCGTTAGCCTCTTCCAGGGCTGCTATACGGCTCGACAACGAGGTATCTGAGCGAACGTTCTCCACTATCCCAGAAGACTCCGCGCCTTCTACAGTCCGCCTATCAATAATCTCAGCAAAATCGCTAGTTACTACCACTATTTGATAAAGGCCGGTATATACTATCTTCAAAACATCAGTTTCGGCTAGAGCGGTAGCACTAGAATCTTGTGATATTATTTGGTCATTTTTGGCCCAATACCAATCCTTCCCAGTATCTACGCCTTTCTTACCGACCGTTTTTAAAGTATAATCTCCACCCCCCACTGACACATAAACTTCTGGTTCTCCACCAAGTTTATAAGCAACTGGAAAAGAAGTAGTTTGTCCATCACCTTTAGCATATTCTGTTTGGATGTCGGTTTCTTCCCAAGTTCCTATAATATATTGGCGGTTTCTATATTCGGGATTAGCGTGGGTTACACTCACACCGGAAAATGCATCCTCGATGAGGAAGTCGTCGGTTTCTATGAGATCCCATTCTGCCGCATAGCTGGTCCTATCAACAAAATATAACCTTTTATATTCATCAATAAACCATATAAATCCGGCCCGTTCTGCCATTTGGTCAAAAACATCAGCCGCACTTATATAATTGGCAATATATTGAGTGACGGTTCCCCCAGCTTGGATTTCTCCGAGGGTCACACCTTCTGCCTCAAGATATTGATCGAGAACGTAGTTAACAATTGTTTCGATGGTGGTATCTTGCCAAGCTTTAGCAACTATGCGTTTTTCAGCTAAATAATGATAGTCGGCGCACGATATAGAATGTTTTATTACATCGCGTCCACTTACTAATCGCTCCGAACTACTATCGATATATCCTCCAAACACTTTGTAACCAATGGCTGAATATATTTCTACTTCCTGGCCCTTTTTGAAATGTTTGAGTGCGCCGATGTCCAAAATTGTAAATGATGCGGTGCATCGTTTATCAACTGATAGATCAACTTCCGGGGTTGGAGATTCCATTAAAATGTTGTTACTTTCTACATATATATCGTACCAAGTATAAGGCAGAACATCCTGCCATGTGCCCAAATTTAATACATCTTGCCAAGTGTATGTACTAAATTGATTAACATTATTAATACTTACTAGCATAATACCTCCAACTACAACGTAATAAA